ATGGTCCATACCCGGGCGAGAAGTCCGCTCCTATTAGGATTCCTGGTTTCATTTCTATATAACCGACCTTATCTGAATATGGATAACGGCCCTACCTCGGATATGTATCATTTTATATTGTATAATGTGCGTGCGGAGGCACTAGCGGCGGGGGGGCTGCCGAGTGATATTCCTGCTTCACTTCAACCTTATACGCATTATACTCTGCGTCAAATACGTATCCCGATACACGTCCATTCCATCCACGTCGAAAACGTTCCTCTTCATTATTTTCCAGAGTATTTTGTGGGGTATACGGTGTCAATCAGTCCAAACACGCGAAACGAATGGGTGCTTGCTAATCGGGACAAATACAAAATGAAAATAGAGAATCATCGTCTAATCTTCGAGACGAAACCGGACGCGGCGGGCGCGCAAGAAGACGAAGGTTTTATCGTCGATATTTGTATTGATTTGCCGGAAGGTGAACCGGAGGTTGTATATCTGTTTCAAGAGGCAATTCGCGACCCACCTAAAATAAGCACGTGCTATATTTCTGATTCGAATGGTGTGAATATAATGGATTGTCGCGCGCCGAATTATATACGGGACTATGGGTGGGTGAAGTGACCGCTCGCTCCCCCTCTCCATCGCTCCGCCCGCTGCGCGGCTCTGCGATTCCGTTCCTCCGCTGCTTCCGCTCCCCCGCTCATCGCTCCGCCCGCTGCGCGGCTCTGCGATTCACTCCTCCGCTGCTTCCGCTCCCCCTCTCCATCGCTCCGCCCGCTGCGCGGCTCTGCGATTTCGTTCCTCCGCTGCTTCGCCGCTCCAATCGGCATCGTAACAAAATAAAATAATAAAGCATTGTGTATCAATCGCGTTATTATTTGTAAAACCCAAACACTGTAAAACCCAAACCCCCAAAATCCACTGGCGAAGCAGCGGAGGAGTGAATCGCGGAGCCGCACAGCGGGCGGAGCGATGAGCGGGGGAGCGAGCGAGCAACTTAGTACTCCGGTGTATGTTTCTTAAACAAACACCCGTGTGCTGTAATTCCTTCCAATTCGCGGATGACTCCCGCATTTTGGAAATTACAGTTCGCCATCCAGATTTTTATAATACAGAAATTCTTCTTCGGTGAAATCGTTATGCCGTTCACGATGGGAATCACATTCATATTGGTTGAAATGGTCTCCCCCACAGTGACATATGACAATTGCTTCCACGCACTATTGACCTCCTTATTTGCGACCTTATACGAGAAGCAACCTCCATTTCGGTTTTGAGGGTCTTCCCACATTGGGACGATACCTGACCGCATCAGAAACAGCATACAATTCATAATCAGTTTCGGTGGTAGAACTTCAATGACTGCGATGGCTTGTTCTGCTGTGTCAAATTCGTATATTTTCTTATAACTACTGGCCGCCCAGTTTGTATCGTGAGGAAGATGTGCCCATAACGTCCATCGGTGTGATAGTTTATGATATTGTTGCGTAGTCGCGGTAGCGGTAGGGTCAATGTCAGTAGTCATTGTTATTTCAATGAATTTCCGTAAATAAATGATGTGGATGGGATAATACACACCGTATATTATACAATCAATTTTTTTTTATACTCTTTATCGTGCTTCGTTTACTTCTTCCAGTATTTCAAATTCTGGGTCAACTTCAGTTTCGACTGCTCTGTCATTGTCGTCATTGTCGTTGTCGTCGTCGCTCTCGTAGTCGCTCTCGCTCTCGCTGTCGCTGTCGCGCTTATTGTCGGCATCGCATTCATCGTCGCTTTCACTATAATACTGTGTCAATACACCATCGATATCAAAGACATGCTTGTCGTTGGAATCAAAGATTGGGCATCTTAATACCGAATCCACTTTCACTACGTATTGTTTACCAATTAAAACAAAGTTAGTATTATCGATAGTCAATGCGGTGTATCGCGATGGTGTGGTGGCATCAGTAGTCTCTGCGGTCGCGGTCGTGAAGTATTTTTTCATTGATTCATTGTAATACATTGTGACACTATAGTTTGAAAACGGCAATCCAATATAATTTGCGATATCCTTACGCTTGTGCTCGTTATACATCTTCCATTGTAAGAACTTCTTATCAAGAATCTCATTTTTCTCAAGGAAAAAGTGATTAGGATATTTTAATAGTATCAGAAATGTCTCAGTCTTAGCATCGTCGGTATTGGTGGCATCGGCTGTCGCGCACGTTGTCGGCATCGGCATCGTAACTGTAAGCACGGCCGAGTCTACAAACTGATACGATTTACAAAACGGTCGATAACCTAATGTATGTGTTTGTCCTGTAAAATTACCACGATGAATACGAGTATAGGGTTGACCATCTACCTTATGTAGAATAAAATCATAAATATCGTTGCGTGACTCACTAACTTCCGGCTCATCGCCATTATATTGGCGTCGATATAATTCACATTGTGCGTCAATCCATTTACATACATTATATTTGGCGCGGTCAATCTTGTAAACAGTAATTCTATCAGAAGGGTAATTATAGCACAATGATGATGCAGTATATATCTCCCGACCATTTTGAACGACAGTATATGTGCTAAATGAATACTGACCCGTCGCGCGAAGAATAGCATAGACAAAATCAGACAAATAATCTTGGATTTTTTCAAATGTGCGAAATACACCCGACGTAAGAAAATGCCAGATTGTCATCAATGGTGTGATATTTCCTGTAGAAATTATAATATATAACAAAGGAAAAAGTATATACAAAGACGCATATGCGAATATCATTTCAGCATCGGTCATTGGAGGCATCGACCGTGTCAACGCGAGTGTTTGTTTTGGCGTAGGTTGTATCATATAAGGGGAAAATTGATTTTTATATTCGGTTGAACAGATATATCCATTATGGTCGAAATTATTAAAGCAAAACATTTTGACTTGTATTTCTATGTATATAACACATCAAAATGTTTTTATGTTCATTTTACTTGCGGTGGTGATGGCTGTGCCTGTGCCGGTGCCTGTGCCTGTGCTGGTGCCTGTGCTGGTGCCTGTGCTGGAACTCCTTGTTTTTGAACCTTTACATTCGTCTTCCCAGGGCTGATTCCAAACACATAAAACAAGACGCTGCTGATGTAAGTCAATAAAATAATTGGGATAATCACAATAAACCAGACGAATTTGGTAAACCCATTTAAACATAAAATATTTAACACGGCAGTAAAAATAAACATAATGATGAATTTTAAAAGTGCGGTCTCATATTCACTTTGAAACAAATCAATCGTGATTTGGACCATTGAAAAACCTAAATAAAGAAGTGCTGGGGAACATATTTTTTCAAGCATTTCACTATATACTTATAAGATATAATTATTTCCTGGTCTTGTTGAATACTGCAACACCATTCTTGAAGACGCCGACTTCATCGCCTACATCATCGTCTACGCAAGCATAGATGATACCGTTGACTGGGTCAGTTGTGAAATACGTCTTCCCTTTGATGGTAACTTCGGAGACTTCGATTTCGTCGTCAGCCTCTGGCTGCTGCTGCGCGTCGAGTGCATCATCTTCCTCCTCCTCCTTCGCCTCCTCCTCTGCCTCCTCCTCCTCTTCCTCGCCTGCCTCTTCGACATCGCCTTCCTCCTCTGCCTCCTCGGCTTCCTCCTCCTCGGCTTCCTCCTCATCGGCATCGGCATCGGCGTCCAATAATGCCTCTGCCTCTGCCTCCTCGGCTTCCTCCTCCTCGCCTTCCTCCTCCTCGGCTTCCTCGTCTAACGCCAATTCGGCCTCTGCTGCGGCCTCGGGGTCTTCTTCAACCTCTTCTTCTACGACTGGATGTAACGCACCAGGCGAAATGATTACGTTTTTGGGACAGTTTCGATTCAATACGATATTTTCCTCTGTTACCGCATTATCTCCACCGTCATCAGTTTGTTCTTGTATTTCAAGTCTCACTGACTCTTCTTCGTCGCTTTCGCTTTCGACGACGAACACTTCCGCCGCAGCCGCCACAGCCCTTTCCGAACTCATCGCAGATTTCACGTCAACCTTGGATTCAAGTGCGTGAATATACCGATTCAGTTCAGCAATCGCCGATTGTAATTGGGCAACCTCATCCTCACGGGAAGCGCCATTGCCGCCGCTCCCGCTCCCACTCCCGCTAGAACACGCAGCGGTAGACGCAGTAGACGACGACGAATGCGGCGGTTGTTCTAGTTCCAAAATTCTCGCCTGTAATTTGCGAACACACGGCAATCCCATAATGGTATCGTGTGTTTCCTTATAAATAGTATATTCTCCAATCACTCCAGACAGGATATTCGTTATATGCTTCGTCATCACCTGAGACACGTCCTCAATCATCGGACGGATATCAATCGTCATTCTGGATGACGAAGACGCAGACTCAGACTCAGACTTAGACATTGGCGATGACATCTTGTGTGTATTCACTGTGCTGTATTCTTTACATTGTTTTATCTTTATTTCAATTTTATTGAATTAGTATATAAAGTTCCTTCATTGTATTTGATTATTTAGAATGACACATCAAGGCGCATCTACACCGACGGCGACGGGGACTGCTCCGATTCCCTCTCCAGCAGTTTTAGATACAATGGTGCGTGTTATTATGGGTCAAACCGAAATGACACACGAAGAAATTGTAAGCGCATTAGAGCGAACAAACTATGATTTAAAGCGAGTAATTCGTGAGTATATTCAGGGCACGGGCACTGTCACGGGCACTGTCACGGGAACTGGCACTGGAGCCAATTACGCAATATCAACAAATCAACTCCGATTTTCAGAAATCCGTTCCTTTATGGATAAGTCGGATGCGATGTATTACCGTCGACAGGAGATGAATAAGATTTACAATGAAGTTCTAGAGAAAAAGAAGGCAGCAGCAGAATCGGCTTCGAAATTATAACCGATGAACAACGCATTCCATTCGCTCAATCCCTTTCAAGTATTCTCTCGGTAAGAGTTTTACACCCGCAAACTTACTTGTCGCAGAATTCATCTTCTCAAATAACACCGCGGTTGAATAACGTTTTATAGGTGGGTTCAGATTTTGTTGAACTACAAGTGTTTCGTGTGTTTCCGGGTCATTTTTCCAAATCAACGCAACGTGACCATATGGATAATCCGGTTTTCTATACTTCCAAAATAGTATACTTCCTGGTCGTAAATAATACGACGATGTGTGTGTATATGGAAACGCACACGTTTCTAGTTTTACAGGCGCTGCCCTGCTTCCACCATCAACGCGTGTAAATGCGTTAATTCGTTTGAATAAATCGCTTGCGTCCACCACATCCGGGAACGTAAGTCCTCTATGAATCGAAAAGAATCGGCGTATCAGTTCTACACATTGAAATTCCAAACCATATTTCGTAGGATAAGTCGCATTTTTGTGTTTTTTGATGTAGAGAACGATGTTTTTTTCTTCTTCTTCCTTTGTCGACATTCTTCTATATAACAATGGTATAATATTATTATACGAATATTATTCCATTCGATTCGATTCGATTCCATTCCATTCCATTATTCCGCCCCACTTTGAACCACCATCGTCTTATATTTCTTCTTCATTTTCAAACTATTCGTCGGTATAACTTTACTATTCACCATAAAATCATTGTTGTCTTCATACAACTCGGGCAAGATATGCGTCAATGGTTTATTCACGATATGAATCATAGTGGTTCCTTTAAGCAATGCGCGATATTCTTGAATCGTTAAATTGCCATAATATTTATCCAGTAAATAATGTGGATTTGGCGCAGGTTTGAAACCATTGCTACTGCTGTTCGGTGAACCATATAACAAATGAAGCAAATGAAGTCGTTCAAATTTCGTCGACGTATCTAATGATTCTTTCAATAAAGCAGCCATTGCGCATTGTGGTGAACAATAACATCCAGTCACTTGAAATACGTCATTTACGAGCATAATCGGAATATAAAAAATGGGACCATCAAATTCATACGTATCCCAAAAACACGCACATTTGTTATTCATTTTAGTTTGAATCATCTCGCCATTATGGAATGAATGTTTAAGTCTGTGGATTTTCTTCATAATATCGCGCTGGTAACGTTCGGGCGGATGGTGGTGGTGTGCGTGAGGGCCGGCACCGACACTGACACTGGAACCGACACTGGCACTGGCACTGGAACCGACACTGGCACTGGCACTGGAACCGGTGATTCCACCGCCCCACGACAGATGAAAAGTATCATCGGAAACGATGCCAGTAGACGCCGACGCCGCCGGCCCCGTTGCCGAGAAGGGCGCAGGCATCAATGTCAATACCAATTGTGACGCACACGCGGGCACCGAGCCAGACGAGATAGACGCCGCAGAGCAAACAACCGACCCAGAGGCGTGTGTAAATGTTGGTTCACGCGTGGAGTTGTCATCCATTGACATAGAATCATCATCATCGCTCATTTTTTTCGATGAAATATCCGACGAATGAAGATAATTCGATTGCGCGGTATATGATTCCACCTCATTTACCAACGGTGTGTAATTATAATTATAAATAGAATCATTTGTTTTCAAATCCGAAACGTGGCACTTCAAATGTAAAATAATATTCGGAACTTCCGTCGTATCATAAAGGCCATTTTTGGAATTCAAAATAAGACCCGCCTTCGGCTTGCGTCCGCGTTTTTTATTAATCTGCCCCTTATGAATTTGGTTCGGGGAAACCAGGTCATTGTTAAATTCTCCTACTGATGACGATTTTTGAGGATGAATTGGGTAGTGATTATGTTTTACAATATAATTATGGTCTGTTTGTTTGAGTATTACAACATCCGGAAATGTAGGTTCGACGGTTGGTGATTCAGAGTCATCTACTGTGTCTATCATAACATTATTGACGGCATCGACGTCGGCATCGACGTCGACTACCGCGGGGGCAATATAACCAGGTGTTGATGGAAACGTAGGCATATTCAAAGATACATTATATACACGATGTATGTTTATACCCTTTATCTTATGGAGTGTGACAATAAAAACAACTTAAAGATAACGGTTATAACTCAAATGTCCGCGTCGATAGCACCGATTTTGTTCCGCGTCTCTCTTTGATAACACCTGCGACACAACGGCAAATAATTAGATGACCCGATAATGACTTGGTCGGTTTCGTTTGTGATACGAAAACTGAATACGCCGGGGGTTCCATCGCGACATAAACTACATAGCGATTTCAATTTGATGACCTCGTCGCTAAATGGGATGAGTTGAAGAAGTGAACCCATAGGTTGTCGGTTGAAATCACCGTCGAGACCGCAGATATAAACGCGCTTATTTTCTTGTTCAACGAGTCGCCTAACTTGAGATTCAATATCAGGGAAGAATTGTCCTTCATTGATGAGAATTGTCTCTGCGTGAGAGATGGACTCTTTATTGTTTCGAACGGCTTCTTCGATGGTATTTGCGAGAATACACGGTATCATTTGTTTGTCGTGAGTGGATAACATTGGTTCGGTGGTATACCGGTCATCGGCGGCAAAGTTGATGACGGTGACTGGAATATTACAGAACATACATTTCTTGTATACATCCAACAAATAGGATGTTTTTCCTGAAAACATAGAACCGAGAATTAGTTCTAAATACCCGGACCCGGAGCCGGAGGCGGAGGCAGCGGGAGAAGACCCGGACCCGGAGGCGGAGGCAGCGGGAGAAGCCATTGTTGCTATGTTTCTACAATAACAATACAGAAGTATATTTTCAGAATTACGCAATGTAATGTTTTCAATTTATTCCGTATTAGAACATAAAAATACATAGTTGTATTATCATAAATGACGACGACAGCTACAGCGAATACGGCAGCCGTAACTGAGGCAATGCCTTGGGTTGAAAAATACCGCCCTTCTTGCTTTGATGAAATTGTCCTTGACCCAATGAACCGCACAATTCTATCTAATATTTTGAAAACAAATTATTTCCCAAACCTCTTATTCTATGGTCCACCCGGCACTGGAAAAACGACTACCATTATTAATCTCGTCAACGCGTATCAGTCAAAACTCAATATGCGTAATCGTGGACTAATGATTCATTTAAACGCATCTGACGAACGCGGTATCGACATTATTCGGAATCAAATAAATAGTTTCGTTAGCACAAAATCAATGTTCGGTAATGGTATTAAATTCGTTATTCTAGACGAAGTGGATTATATGACAACCAACGCACAAATCGCATTACGGTGTCTCCTCACAAGCTATACTGATAATAATGTGCGTTTCTGCCTTATTTGTAATTATGTATCGCGTATCGATGAATCTCTCCAGACCGAGTTTGTCCGAATGCGCTTCAATCAGTTACCAGAAGCAGATATATTGGCGTTCTTGTGTAAAATCCGCGATAATGAAAAACTTAGTCTCACTGATGCGAATCTCATTGCAATTCAACGCCAGTTTCATTCCGATATTCGTAGTATGATTAACTATATTCAAACCAACCAAGACCATTTACAAGAACTACGCGTTATCACAAATACCGTTTGGGAACAAATGATTCATTTATTTCGCCATCCGGCAACAGATATTCAAGAGATTATGAATTACTTCCGAGAGATTGGAACAACCTATTACATTGACCCTCGAATTATCATCAAACAATTCCTGTATTATATTGCGAGGTTTCGTTCTTCTGAAATGGTAACAACGGATTTATTACACAGCATTGAACACATCATTCATTTACATCATATTCGTAATGAGTATATTATTCACTATTTTATACTGAAGTTTCGGTCATTTTTTCGCGTGGATGAACCACTTGTTGTATCGTCGACGAAGACGGAAGAGGAACGTCGCCGAGTCATTAAAATCAAACGAAAAAAACAATAAATTGAAGTTGATTCTTAACTTTTGTAATCATTATACAGATTTCACGATAACGTATATACTATGGCAACCACTTTTGTTGATGCAGACGCGGAATGGATGAAATTTATGTCGCGACTTACACGACAGCAAAATTGTGAAGATGATGCTGAATATGATTCAGATGACAATAATGGAGTTGTCGACACCATTGGTCGACAATATAGCGGGGTTGCTTGTGGTGGTTCAGCATTGATGACGGCCAGCACGACCACGGCCGGCACGACCACGGCCA